GGAAGTTTGCAGCACCATCAATTGTCTTTGAATCTGTCGCACGAGAAATTCCGCTGTAAACTTCAAGGATGGTTCCAGGAACACCTGAGACCTTACCCATTTCGTCAACAACAACCACATGCATTTCATCAGCGTTAACTGCTGTATTTCCGAAATTCAATTGGTATTCGGACTTAGCAGGCGCGGTGTCAAATGTATTATAGAATTCCCAGAAACGATTTAGTGTGGTATTGATGGTTACGTTTGAAATTTGCTTGACAGGTTCATCAAATGTCATAGTAAATGTAGCAACTGCGTTAGTGGTGTTACCAGAAACACTCGGTGAAGATAGTGACGCAATTTTCAATTTCTGCGTTCCTACTTCAACTCTATCTGTCAAGTTCAATGAATTGTAAAGTGACCATACGGTTGTGTTCGCGTCTGTATTAGAAGAAGCAAAATCAGTTGATGCTACTGTAACAGTAACTGTAGCATTTGTGCTATTTACAGGAGCAGTCACTACAGTAGATTTTGTAGTTGTTCCGTTAGAAACTGCATAAGTGCTATTTGAAATGTCGATTGCGGATGTGTATCCGACCGCATCAGCACAGACAGAAATTCTCAAACTGTTACCGATTTCACCTGGGAATCTTGCAACAAAATGCACATCAGTGTCGTATGATGATATATCTTTTGCGTCAAAATCTTCACGGTTTTTGACGATTTGACCTGATAGGTTTGCAACAGAACCGCTGTTTGCAATTGCAGTGAAAGCAGTGTCGCTTGCAAGTTGGATTGTTCCGCCTGTTGAGCCCAAAACTGCTGCAGAGTTTGAAGCTAGCACGAATACTGTGCTGTTAACTACGTTAACGACTCTGGTGCCCGCTGCTATCGAGTTATTAGTAGACGCAACAACAACCATGCCATTAGTAATGCCTGTGGTGCTAGCAACTGTTACGTTTGCTTGGTTTAAAGAAACTGTTGCAGAAGTTGCAATAGGTGATGTGCCTGTTGTGTTTGCAGCTCTAGAAACATGCAAGCGATTTCCGTAGCTCAAAAAGCTAGCAGCAGTCAACCATGTTTCTGCATTTAAATTTGTAGGTTTACCGAAACGACTTGCTAGAGAGTTTTCGTTGTCTATCAACACTCTCTGTTCTACAGGTCCCCAACGAAAGACACCTGCAATAGCGCCATCTGTCGTTGACACCGCAGGAACAATAGTAGTTAAGTCAACTTCACTAACATTGATGCCCGCACTTATTTGGAATGACATAGGATTCTCCTTTTTCAAAGGTTTATTATAAGATATTCTCTTTATTTATAAATGCACTAGATTCAATCCCACATACTAGCTATACGCATCCAATGAGGTGACTCTACGTCAATACCTAATTCATTTACAGCTTCATTGTCATTCCCATCGTCTAAAAACCCGTAAGGTAATAAGTCACTCATCAATTCTTCTTCAGATTTTTCACGCAATTTTTGTAGTGTGTTGATGTCTGTCATTTCTTTGAAATAATTTTGATCAGACATCCATGCAAACAAAACCAAAGGCATGACTAAGTCATCATGATTTCCTGGCTCTGCTTCATAACTACTACCTTTGCGAGAAAAGGTTGTCAACTCAAGTATCGTATTGTGGTCATTTATTATAAGTTGGTTTTGTTCAATCAGAAGTTTCAACAGAGAACAACCGACTGATTTTATGACTTTGGTTGTCCTTACACCTCTTTCAGCATTCTGTGAACCAAAACCATTTGAAATTTGCTTACCTGCACGACCTGATGCTGCAGTGTAAAGTATGTTTTCATATTCGTAATCATTATATATGCTATCTACAACTTGACCACCTATGTCGTTAGTTTCGACAAGGACTGCTGCTTCATTATACATTCTACATACACGGGCAACAGTTTCAGCGTATTCGATAGGACTAATCGTGTTGTTTCTGAACGCAACAACTTGTTTGTATGGCATCTGCGAAACGTCAACAATATGGAACGCAGAATAGTCAAGACCTTTTCCGTGTGAAACGTCAACAACGCAAACGTAAACTTTTCCTGGTTGTTTTTCTTCGTAGATATACATACCATTACGAGCAAACAGTGCAGGTTTCACAACCAATTCTTTCAATTTCCATCCAGCAATCAGTGTGCCAGACGAACCTAAGAATTCGACTTCGTGTTCCTGTGAGAACTTTTCGTAGTCGAATGACATTGCTGCGAGTGTTTTTTCTTTCCATGAGTCATCACGACCCGGAACGTCATACCACATAACTTTGATCGGGTTGTATTCGTTTTTGCCCTGGAGTGCGTAGTCCCACGTTTTGTAAAAGTGGTTCATACCATTCGGCGTAGACACCAACACAACCTTAGTAGTTTCCCCGGAAGAAATAGTGGGAAAGGTTGAGTTGAAGAACTCATCCCAATTTTCAATAAACGCTGCTTCGTCAATAAACAATAGGTTGATTGCGTAACCACGAATAGAGTCAGATGATGTTGCTGCTGCGATGACACGAGATTGATTTTCTAGAACAAACGAACCTTTGTTCCATTCGACAACACCTTGCTGCAACCACTTCGGCAAATGTTGGTATGCGAGTTGAACCTTGCCTAGAATTTCTCTAGCAGTGTCACCTTTGTTTGCAAGCAACGCAACAGTTTTTTCAGGATTGAATATGATATACCAAAGAATGAACGCACAGGTGGTTGTCGATTTTCCGATTTGACGAGCAGTTGCGAGAATCGTATAGCGATTTTCCGCCATAGACGTCAACATGTTTTCTTGGTAATCATAAAGATCGAAGTTGACAAGACCTTTGTCAACGTGTATAATTTTCATGTAGGTTCTGCAAAAATATACAGGATCAGTAGAGCACTTCATATACTCAGCAAGCATTTCAGGTGTCCAGTCAATACCGACACCGGCACGCTTGAGATTTACGTTTCCGTTATATCCTTTGTAATTTACGTATTCTACATCATCATTCATTCAGGTTTACTCTTCATGTCCTTCAGAAATTTCTGAAGCTCTGCAGTAGAACCTACGAACAAGTTATTTTGAACTTTGTTTCCGCCGAGACCATCAACAGGTCCTTCAATTGATTTCTGAATCTCAATTTTTGTTTTTCTGAGATTCAACAAATCCTTGTTTGCATCGACCAATGTTTTCACCATAGTCGCAAGAACCTCGAATGCACGGGGATGTTGGGTTTGGGCTGCGACTTGCGCGAGCTCGTCTAACGCATTCGCACCTGTCTCAATAACGGAATATATGTTTTGACGCGCATATTCGTAGTCGTTATTATCGTCAATTGCGACAGTGCCCAAAACTATTTTAGGTTGCTCTGGCATTGGCGCCATATCAAGAGCTTTACCTATAGTATCATTATTTGCCATTAAGTTATTCAGATAGAATTATGCCGGCGATGTCTGTGACAAACCCGTAATCATCATCTGCCTCTATTAGATTTCTGTCGATAGTTAGTGAAGAATTAGTTGTAGGATTTCCGTTAGCGTCAAGCCCCGGAGCAACAGTAACACGATCATTAGGAGTGCTGTTACCAACAATGCTTCCAAGATCCGTATCACCGCTTTCTGCAATGTAGAAATTGGTGTTGGAAAATTTGATAATATTCGATTTTTTAACAGGCCCATAGATGTATCCTTTCAATGTGAAATCAAGAGTCCAAATTAAGGCTCTTCTTTCTTTGAAGTTGCCATCATATGTATCTTCAATCTGTATGTTATTTAACACAACAGGAATATCCATATTCACACTCATTTCAGGAATCAATGCGACCGTGGATGTCCAATCAGGAGTGAAGAACGGCAGAATTTGCTCTATAATTTTTGTTCCGTCTTCTGCATTTTTTACGTAAACGTATAACTTAAAATTGAAATTATATGGAACAGGATTATATTGATACTTCATTTTGTTGGGATTGCTCGGATCCTTCACGGCAATCCTGCCGAGAGTATTCAATTTCCGTGTGCTATCGTATGTGACACCTTCCATGACAAATGACATGCGAGGAAGGATAACTGCTGCTTCACGTTGAATTTCAGGATCGTTTTCAAGACGAGTCAACATCTTTTCTTTTGCGGCGTATGCAAGAGGAACCTTCAATAGGTGAGTTGTTTGACCTGCTGAGTTTGTGCGAGTGATATGAACGTCATTGAATAGCGTCCCGAAAAGGATCACATATTTTCGCATTGTGCTGAAATAAAAAGTATGCCCGAACATTAGTAAACTCCATTTTCCGAGAACGGATCACGTTCACTGAAGTCGAGGAATTGCGATGCCTCATTTTCGATGAAATCATTGTCTGCATTAGGATCTATAGTGTTCATGTTGAATGTTTCCATGACTATGTAATCCCCATCCTCAGTCGCAAGCATGAAATTGTCTTCGGTGAGAACACCGTAATCATAAATGTTGAGAGACAATTTGTCTTGAATGTCATCAATTTCGGGAATGCCTGTATTGAACTGTTCGCCTGAATATTCGAACAATTCACAAGTCAAATCAAACATTTGCAATGCACCTAGCGGATAATAGATAGGTTTGTTGTCAACATACTTAATTTGGAAAATTTTTCTGTTCAACGGGAAGTAAATGCAATCACCTTCACGAGGACGAATGAAATCTCTAGCGATACCAATCTCATCTTCAAAGACACGCTTTGCAATCGTTAATGTTACTTGATCACGAATTTCTAAACCGAATTTAGACATGAAACTGCCGTCACCGCCGAAACCGTCAACGTTTTTGATATACAATTCAACAAGAATTGCTTCGTCATATGATGAGTTGTCGTCCGTCCCGTATACTTCGTCTTTATTGTTCAAAGTTCTAGGAAGATAGAACATATCCTCACCGTAGATTTTAATTGACTCAATAATTAAACTCTCTAGCAGAAGTTGCTCTTGAGAGTTTTGAAAATTATTGAAATAAAAATTCGTGGCCATTGATCATTATCCAATCATATCGGTCACAGGTAAACTGTAACTAGAAATCATCTCTTTTTCTAGTTGATTTATTTCTTCGATAGCTTCGTTGTAAATTTGTTGGCCGTTGAACGTAATACCACCAGGCATTTGCATACCTTGATATTTTTTCAAGTTGTTGCCCCATTGACGTTTGATCAACGCTGTCGAATATTGTAGCAACCAGCGGTCCGCCCATGCATCTGTCCAAACAGCGGGGTCTATGACTTCATATGCTTCGACAATAATATATTCGCCGACCGACACTAGATCCCAATCCATGTCGATATGCAATCTGTTTCTGTGGCGATTATAACGGATTGGTTTTTTACCAACGAGCAATTCTTCGATCAATTGGATGTGCTGCATTGCCATGAAATAAGGAACCAATGACACACTAGTCAAAGTGTATAGGTCATTTAACGCAATCTGATAACGAATGTTGAATATGTTATTGACGTTCAAAGATGCGCCGACATTGAAAATATTTACTACGCCGATGATGTTTTCAGGCATAGTGATGTATTTGTTGTTTTTGTCAGTTTGAGTTACTTGATACTTATAGTAAATCTTTTCGGTACCATCAAAGTGATAATCCCAATAATAGCGCAATGCTTCGTCAATACGATCATCAACTTGATCGTCATCCACGTTAATCTCAATAACGGGAGCACCCAATCGGCGCAAGCAATTTTGTTTGAAAGTTTCTCTTGATGATGGGACTGCCATTTAATGTCTCCGTGTTTTATTAAGTATTTATGCGGAGATCATTTTTTCCTGTTTACGCGATCATCCATCTTTTCAATGATTCTAGATCCAAACCAGAACGCCATGATAGTCGAGAATAGTGCCATAGTTTCCGTGTCCCAAACAGCGTCTAGCATTGTAGGAACTGATTGTCCGTTTGCAATCATCACGTAAGCAGCAGAGACCTTAACTGAGACAAATAGTAAGAAAAATAAGTATGTAATGACTGGCCTAATAGAAGCTCTGAGTGCGTTAAAAAACTTTCCACCATCAATAGACTTATCATGATCACGAAGAGATTGTCCCTCTGCAACATCCGCCTTAATAGCTTCAAGTGTGATATTCGCCTTTGCTGCTTCAAGAGATGCATCGAGTTTAATTTTTGTGAGTTCGACTTCATGTTTTAATTCCTGCTTACGTTCAAAAATACGAACAACAGAGGGTAGTAAACTACCAACAATACCTAGTAGTGGCGATAACAGTGCTAACATTTCGAAAGCTCCTTATTTGGGTGACTGTGATGTTGAAGAAGATTCTGTGACTTCACCCGTATACAAATTTCTGATTTTTTCTTGCCCTCTTGTCCATGCAGCAACACCTACGATAGCGCCCATAGACAAATGATAAAATCCTGATTCTTTCAACGTGATCGGGTCCCATTGATCATACGGAGCACCCGTGAGATACGAAAACACAATCGTAAGGAACGGAAACAAAATGAAATCTGCAAGACATACAGCTAGATATTGATACGCCATAAATGGGCGCCAGTATTGTTTGATCCAACTGTTTTCTTTTGACATTTTACAATTCCAATAGTTTGTTTAGTGTATCGGTGTCTATTGTGCCGGTGATCGTAATATCATTCCGTTTTTGAAATTCACGAACTGCTACTTCAGTCGCCGAACCAAAATGACCATCGACAATAATGGCCGCACCTTTGTTGTTTAACATTTTTTGAAGGTCCATCACATATGACGACTTGTCACCCTTTTTAGCCATGACAATATTGATCGTCGGTTCAGGCCTAGCAGTCACCGAATCAGTTATTTGGTCATTAATGGTTTGTTTTGCTCTTGCAAGATACAATTTACGATCATCAAAGCCATTCAACCCGCCGTTAATGCGTCTAGTTATCGTCTCAACATCATCGTTGTCGGCGTGTTTATTCAACCCACGATCTTTCCAATATTCGAGCGCAACAAGAACAGACACCTCAGGTGTTTCTGCAAGTTCGGGATTTTTAACTAAATCATATCCCAATTTTGTTCCGAAGGTCTTGTAATTTGCACGCCCAGTCAATTGAAAGATTCCACGACCTTTGAATTTCCTGCCATCACCCTGAACAGTGTTTCCTAGGTCTTTACGACCTTCATATGCAGCACCTGATGCATATTCTTCAAGTGTTTTGAACCCATCAGTTTCATGTGCTGCTTGAGCTAAGAAATGACACTTACGAAGTTTGCTGTTTATTTCATAAGCTTCAAAATGCTTGTTGAAATAAATGACTAAATCGTCAACTATTTTATCACTACTCTTTGGAGATATTTTTTTGATTATTTCTTTTGTTATCATTTTTTTCTCTTGAGTTATACAACAGGGTATGGATAGCGTGCTTTTATCTCAGAGACTTTTGCCTGCCATTCTTCTATCGTTGCTTCGCTGCGTTGAGCCTTGAAGAAGATCGGGTCCGCCTCAACTGTGTAAGCCGAACGGCGCGCTGCCTCCTGTATTTCTTTTGTAGGCGGTGCCGTAATCGCTGCGATTTCCTCTGCCGTGAAGGGACGAATCGTCCGCTCGCCGGTTTTCGCATCAGTGATGACTTCAAAATATTCCATTTCCATGTTATTTCACTCCAAAGAAGCGGACAGCTCCGCCAGAAAAACTATTGGTACCGCTTAGTGCCACTGTGACGCTCGTTGATGATGTTGATATGGTGCAGTCACCTGCATACGGAGTTGAATTGACTCCAGTAGGAGGTGTGCCCTGCGCTGCAACAACCGAAGAATAAACGCCAGAGTCAAGCATAATTGTCGTAATTCCGAACCAGCCATCCGACGTGACACCACTCCAGTTTGGCGAGATTTGAACCCCTGATGTGCTGTTAAGTCGCAAGCTGAAGTTTGTCAAAGTTGAGCTAGAGCTTACATCGTCGATTACAAGAACCAATGCAGCGTAGTCGGTTAAATTGAGTCCTGATAGAGTTTGACTCGAGCCGCTGCTGGTGAGTAAGCTGCCGAGAGAAGTGTAACTCGCAGGAGCTGCCCAACTCGGAGCAACACTTGCTCCGCCAGAAGTCAAAACTTGGCCAGCTGTGCCGTAGTTTGCTCCGGCGAGGCCGATCTGGCCATTACTTGCTATGCGGAATCTCTCCGTAAGAGGCGCGCTTGTTGTGCGTGTAAAAAATCGAATATAGCCGGCTACAGAGTTTGCGCCTGTAATAGACTCTAAACTGCCTTGAATTTGCGCCGCGGTTATAAGAGTTGTCCCGTCAAAAGCTGAATAATTCGAAGTACCTAAACCGTCTTCAGCTACTGCTGCAGTAGGGGACGCAGAGGATCCTCTGTATTTCCTGAAGTTTAAATTTGGCGATGTAGCGTCTGTCGAAGCTCTTGCCGCGATGATGGTTGTGGTACTATCACCTGACACTAAAAGTGAAGACGATGTTGCATCGTAAATAGTTAAAGGAGACGACGGAGTGTCAGTCCCGATTCCTACGGAAGGTGTCGATATGCCATTTGTTCCGTCAAGAGTAATAGTCATTGTGCTTTTCCCGGAAATTGTTGTGATTAGTTTTCATGTTTTCTCCTTTAACAGCAATCAAAACAATTTCATATAAAATACTGCTGTTATTATTGTATCAGTTATTCAATCAGAAGTTTTAAATTCGTATGTGTTGTTATTTATAGGTTTTATGCCTGTTAATATCTCTGTCAATGCACCGGTTTTATTGTCATGAGTGAATTGAATGGTAGGATCACACCATATATCCAATCCCGCTTTTTTAGCGTTGTTGCAGAAAACGTAATCCTCTCCCCAGAAATCACCGTCAATAATTTCAGTGTTAAAGAACGCATAACCTTCCTCTACATTCATGTCTACGTCATATCCGTAATACTTCAAATGCTGTAATGATTCTTGCATCTTCAATAACGCAACTTTCGAGATCATCAAAAACCCAGCAGGGACAGCCAACATTTTTAAAAGTTTACCTTCAGTTATTATACTGTTGTCAGGATTTGTGTCTGGCCTAAAAATAAATCTTTTTTCTGTTTTATTATTTCTGACAGGATAAACACCCGCAATAATATCAGTATCATATTGTAAAAACTTCATAGGTGCGTTGGGATCCCATCCCATGTCACTGTCTATGCATAATAGATGTGTGCAATCAGATTTCATGAATGTGTGAACAATCTGATTTCTTTCTTTGGCAAGTATCGAACCTGTAGTGGGCAACAATACTATAGTTTGTATACCCGCATGATCAAGTAAATATAAACTTTGAATTAATGACAATGTGAACGTGTTGTCTACTTTTCCGCCATGACAAGGTGAAGCGATCATAAGTTTTTTCATAATATATCCTCAAAAATTGATTATGTTTTAATATATATCCGGACATTTTTTCCGTAGCCGTTGTCGTAAGGAGAAAACTCACCATCGAATGGCGGAGTTTTAAAATGTGTGGTTGTGTTGTATGAGATAGTGTCTGGCAATTGTGTGTATGATTGAATAGCCCCGAGGCTGACGGTGTTGTTTCCGACAGTCACAAAAACATCGTTGCCGTATGCTATGCCATTAAAAATATAAGTAAATGATGAGCTGTCATCTATAGTCATATTCCTCCAGGAAACACCATTAGTTGATGTCTGGATTGTCCCGTTGGTAATGAGGCCGGGTCCACCTGATGCGATAAAAACACCATCGCCATATGTTACAGCGTTTAAATCCATGTATATATCTCTTGCCAGTCTTTTATGCCAGACTATACCATCAGTTGATGTTTGAATAGTACCCGCTTCACCAACTGCGACAAAAACGCCATTGCCGTATGCTACTGCAAAATTTGATCTAGTGTTACTGGCACCCGTTACTTCAGACCATGTAATTCCGTTGGTGGATGTTGCGATACCGCCTGCTGTTATTCCTGCAAAAAGTCCTTCAGTTACTGCGACAAAAACACCGTTGCCGTATGCTACGCCTCTATGGATAATCGAAGAAGAAAAAACACCGGTTCTGTTCGTCCATGTAGTGCCGTTAGTGGATGATTGTATAGACCCTGCACTGCCCACGGAAACAAAAACTCCGTTGCCGTATGCGACGCCATATTGTGTTTGCGTGTTAGCAGTAGTTCTATTCGTCCATGTGATTCCGTCAGTGGATGATGTGATACTACCCGAAGACCCGACAGTCACAAAAACACCATTGCCGTATGCGACGGCATTTTGATTACTGCTGTTTGCGCGGGTTCTATTCGTCCATGTAGTGCCGTTAGTGGATGATTGTATAGACCCTGCGAGGCCCACGGAAACAAAAACACCATTGCCGTATGCTACAGCAAATTGACCATTGTTGTTAGCAATTGTTCTATTCGTCCAGGTTACATTTTTTACATCTTTATATGGATTCAGATTCAACAATGCACCTAGTTCGGGATAATTTGATATTAAGATGGCGTTGTTTGTTACTTCTAGATACCCACTAGGAGTGCTTGGCTCATATGAAATTCTATATGAGCCAGTGGGATCATCGCAAATAAGTCCCTTTCTTAATACATCGTCAATTCGGGAATCTGAAAACGCTTCTTGTGCGCCGTTTAATAGAGTTATTTCATTGTTATCATAAACAATTTTATTATTTCCTGTAGAGTCAAAAAAAATATTTGCTACTTGAAGTGTGCTCATTTGTATCTCACATATGCTGTTAAATCCAAGCCGACATCAACGGCAGGGATGTAAAATAAACCTTCGTTATAAGATTCTATGATTCCTAAAGAATCCACAGACACGAAAACACCATTGCCGTATGCTATTCCAGAACGTGAACTATTATTAGCACTAATCATATTCGTCCATGTGATGCCGTCAGTGGATGATGTGATACTGCCCGCAGCCCCGACAGTTACGAAAACACCATTGCCGTATGCTACGCCATTTTGAGCATTGGTGTTTGCGCGGGTTCTATTCGTCCATGTAGTGCCGTTGGTGGATGTTTGAATACTGCCCGAACTACCAACTGCGACAAAAACGCCATTGCCGTATGCGACGGCATTTTGATGAGTGTTGTTTGCGCTGGCTCTGTTCGTCCATGTAGTGCCGTCAGTGGATGATTGAATGGAGCCGTTAAGCCCGACAGATACAAAAACACCATTGCCGTATGCTACACCGTATTGCTCACTGGTGTTAGCAGTTGTTCTATTCGTCCATGTAGTGCCGTTAGTGGATGATTGTATAGAACCATTCCTACCCACAGAAACAAAAACGCCATTACCATATGCTACAGCATTTTGCATGTTTGCGTTGGCGGATGTCCTGCTAACCCATGTAATGCCGTTAGTGGATGATTGGATAGTCACTGCACCAGCACCAGCCGTGGCTCCTCCGACAACGACAAAAACGCCATTACCGTATGCTACGCCATTTTGAGCATTCGATGCCGCGCTACTACGTTTCACCCATGCAATTCCGTCAGTGGATGTTTGGACGGTGTCAGCTGTATCTCCCACAGCAACAAAAACACCATTGCCATATGCAACGCCATTAAGCGAAGTATCATTTCCGGCTCTTTGTGTGAAGACCGAAAAATAATTTTCCGTCAAAACGGGTGCTGTGTCAATCGAATGAAAAGACCCTGTCAGTAATGCATTGGTCGGTGAAGCAATTGACGAATTTAATACAATTAAATCTAGCAAAACACCTTGCGATAAAACATTGTTGACGTAAATCCCTGAATTATTTACGATTGTGTTGTTCGCAAAAACCATCGAAGAAGAATTTATTTGATTGAAAGTACTGCCTACTTTCACAACAAAACTGTTTGATGCGGCGTTTACGTATATTTTATTATCAGCGCTTAAGTTTACGTTTGATACAATCAAAGTCATTTACGTTGCTTTCACATATTGTTTTGCGATAGGATTGATTAAATTATACGGCGGGATTACCGTGAATTCTGTAGTAGGTCTGATAGTTCTTTGAATGAATGCAGGGCTTCCTGCAGAACTACCTCCCACAGAAACAAAAACGCCATTGCCGAATGCTACAGCATTTCTTGTGAAAGAACCACCATTGAATGAATTGTAACCTCTGTCTCTCCACGTAATGGCATCAGTGGACGATTGAATAATCCCATTATTACCCACCGCAACATAAACGCCATTGCCGTATGCTACACCTAATAGTGCGTAGGAATTATTAGCAGAAGTTCTATTCGTCCATGTAGTGCCCGTGGGGGATGTTTGGATAACTGAACTATAAGAGTCACCCCCGACAGCAACAAATCCCCCCGAAGAATGATATGTTACAGCACTAAAACCGTTAGTTCCCATGGAGGCGGCGGTGCGGCTTGTCCATGTAATGCCATCAGTGGACGATTGAATATCATTACTCCCTACAGCCACGAAAGTGCCGGTGCCGTATGCCACACTATCAGTGGCAGAAGTAGAAGCAGAAGTTCTATTTGTCCATGTAATGCCATCAGTGGATGTTTGAATAGCACCCAACCTACCCGTAACCACAAAAATACCTTCACCGTATGTTACTGCAAAAAGCCATGCGCCGGAATTGGTGTTAGCAGAAGTTCTATTCGTCCATGTAATGCCATCAGTGGACGATTGAATAGCTGGGCTACCGACGCTGCCCACAGCAACAAAAACACCATTGCCGTATGCCACACCATATAGTAACCCTGTGTTAGCAGAAGTTCTATTCGTCCATGTGATGCCGTCAGTGGATGTTTGAATACTGCCCGAAGGACCAACTGCGACAAAAACGCCATTGCCGTATGTTACGGCTCTAGGAGTAAAGTTGTTAGCTGAAGTCACAGTAAACCATCGTTCAACACCAGTATTAGCGCCGCCTACGAGTGAGAATAAACTCGGATACGCCGCTTGTGATAATATGACGTTGCATGATACAAATTCGAACGGATTTTCATCAACAATTGTTAAACTCGATTGTGCATCATACTTCGTTACAATATCACCTAGTCGATAAGAATTTAAATTATATGGTCCTCCGCTGATAGATGACAATATAGGAAAACTAACATCATTGCGTGTTAATGTTATTTCTGTAGAATTAGCCGTCAACATAGGTTTACCGGATTGAAAAATAGAAACATTCGATCCGATAATTTGAATTCTATTGTTACCTGTAGATTCTAAATGTATGTTAGATACTTCTACTGTTGACATATTATACTCCTATTGCTAACCAATACACTGTGCTTGCGGTTGCGTTAGCAGATCTTAATGTCGCAGTTGTGGTCGTCAGCGCTGTAACTGCAGGCAATGTATTACCCACGGTGCTCACACTAGGTGTCAATTGCATGGTATATACTGCAGAAAATGCTGTAGGGAATGTGACTGATCCTGAACTTGAGTTAACCGATGTGTTACCCCATTGCATCAATAATCCATTAGGTAATCTGCTGTGTCCAGGATTTGCAATTGAAGAAGTTCCTAATGTTAAAGTATTAGTACTGAGAGTCGCATTCGCAGCAGTGACAGCACCGGTAACTGATAAATTCGCCTGTGCTGCTACGTTTCCGGTGACAGTCAACGTGCTTGTCATAGTTGCAGCAGCGTTTACTCTAACACCGGTAGTGTTTGCAATGATCACGTTCATTGTGCTGTTTGCTGCTACAGTAACAGTGTTTGTCGAATTTATTATAATCGACGGTCCTGAGGTGTTACCGGTTCTAACAGTCAAATTAGTGGAACCGTCTTTCGTGTTTATTGTAGTTGTTGTTAAGCTTGACATTATACGATCACCACTCTTCCACCTTCACTGATTGTTAAATTAAACCCGTCTTGGATGACAACGGGACCTGCAGTTAGCGCATTTTCACCCGCGTCAATCGTGACATTATTAGATTGTGTATTACTATTTATTCGATATAGATTGTTTCGGCTGTTTGTTTCACCGACAGCTCCCAGATTTCCTTTGTAGTATCCGCCGCCGCCACCAATAGAACCCCATGCGGAATTAGCAAAACCTTCAAATCTTACCAATTCACTATTATAACGGATCATACCATTAGCACCCGTAGGTCTTTGTGTAGTATTACCTACAGGTATGAAAATCGCGTCATTTGCTACTATATGCAAAGCAACACTAGGAGTCGTAGTTCTTACGCCGACACGGTTATTGACCGCATCCACGAATAAAGTTCCTGTGTCAAAGTTTGCGTTTGCAGTGACAGTCAAGTTTGCAAGTGTTCCTACTGCAGTTATACCTGTATACTCACCAGAAATTCTTGCAGTGTTTAAAGTTCCGCTTGTAATGTTTTGTGCGTTTGCATAGAATGAAGCAGGTTGACCATTAAAGTTGGATGCGTTGTTTGACGTTCCGCTGAAGTTTGTTGCGTTGATTGTCGCAGTAGCAGTTGAATTTATGAATGCTACTGCGATAGAGTTTACAGTCGAATTGACAATACTATTGCCTACAAAGAGCGTCGAAGCATTCACAATCACATTAGCGCCGACTGCAACAACTGTGGCGTTAACAGTCGAAATGCCAACACGCAGGTCAACAGGTGACAAGTTTGCTATACCTGAGGCATTCGATACACGCACTAACGTAGCAGTTTGTAGAGAGTTGACAGTGCTGTTACCAACAAACAATGCAGAAGTGTTTGCAATCACATTAGCGCCCACGAACAACCCGCTCGCAAAGTTTACGTTTGCAGCAGTAAAATTCAAATTACCTGATAACGTTCTGGAATCAGTATTCTGAACATAAGAAGCAGCAGCAGTTCCGCCCAAGAAAGAAGCGTTGTTAGCAGCTATAGTTGCGATGTATGATGCATTTACATGAACGCCTGTAGTGTTCACAGCGAGTCCTGTCCCTGCGACGACTAGAAGAGAAACATCACCTGATGTTCCGCCACCTGATAATCCGTTTGCCGCGCTGACGCCAGTTATGTCACCTAAAGTTCCTGTGACAAGTAAGTGTGTCGCATTTGATGATACGACAATGCCGTTTGCACCAGAAACCAATATATCGTCATTAGCATTCGAACTATCGCGGAGACGAATTATCCCTTGATTTACTGTTGTGTTAGCTACTGCAAGCAAATCATATGATGCGCTGTCATCTAAAGCCCAGTAGGTCGCAGTTCCATTTGAATGTAATACTTGACCCGCAGTTCCGAATCCGCCATTTGCAGAAAGACCTGCTCCTAGTATGACGTTTGCGTTAAATGTAGTGTTTCCTGTTCTTGTAAACGCGGCTGTAGTGTTTACGACATTAACTGGAATTCGGGCATACGGCAAAGTTCCGGATGTGATGTTGTCAGCATTTGCATAGAATGAAGCAGGTTGACCATTGAAATTTGATGCGTTGTTTGACGTTCCGGTAAAGTTGGTTGCGTTAATTGTCGCGGTTGCTGTAGAATTTATGAATGCAACCGCGATAGAGTTTACAGTCGCATTGACAGTACTATTACCGACCAACAATGCAGTTGCGTTTGCAATAACGTTTGCACCCACAGCAACTGCCGTTGCATTAACTGTAGAAATTCCTATACGCAAATCGAGTGCGGTCAAGTTAGCAGTTGATGTGCTATTTGAAACTTGAAGCAATGACGCCGTGTGTGTTGCGTTGACTGTCGAGTTCGTATATACTTGAACAGCAGTTGCAGTTAAGTTAGCAGTTGATGTGCTATTAGAAACTTGAAGCAAACCAGAATTATGTGTAGAATTCACAGTGCTGTTGCCCACAAAAACAGTTGTCGCATTACTGTAAACATTAGCACCAACATTTATTTGAGTTGTGTTAACGCTTGCAATACCTGCAAAGAAACCTAAAGCAGTCAAGTTAGCAGTTGATGTGCTATTTGAAACTTGCAACAACGATGAGGTATGTGAAGCATTGACTGTGCTATTACCGATAAACAACGCAGTCGTGTTTGTAATGACATTCGCACCAACTTTCAGACCTGCAGTGTATGTTACATTTGCACCTGAAAATTCTAAGTTGCCTGATAGCGTTCTGCTATCAGTATTTGTGACATATGAAGCATTTACATGAACACCAGTCGCATTGACAACAACTCCTGTTCCTGCAACAACTGCAAGAGAAACGTCACCTGAAGTTCCGCCGCCGGTCAAACCGTTTCCTGCAGCCACACCATTAATATCACCCGCAGTTCCGGTGACAAGTAAGTGTGTCGCGTTAGAAGATATGATGATGCCATTAGCGCCTGTGATAAGCACATTGTCATTTGCATCTGAACTATCTCTAAGTCTTAAGATACCCTCATTTGCTGCTGTATTAGTTACTGCAAGCAAATCATATGTTGTGTTATCATCTACTGCCCAATAGGTCGCGGTCCCATTTGAGTGTAATGTTTGACCTGCAGTACCGAATCCGCCATTTGCGGAAAGACCTGCTCCTAATATGACGTTTGCGTTGAAAGTTGTATTCGCTGTTCTGGTGAATACAGCGGTTGTGTTAATAACGTTCACTGGGATTTGTGAATATGGCAAAGTCCCTGTAGTGATATTTGTTGCGTTTGTATAAAACGCGCCGCCTTGACCGTTCAAGTTTGTGGCGTTATTTGCGGTTCCGGTATAGCTTGTTGCGTTTATTGTTGCTGTAACAGTAGAGTTTGTGAATGCAACAGAACTAGAGTTTATCGTGCTATTGACAATATTATTACCTAATACGATACTCGTATTCTGTATTGAAATGCCGTTAGTTGTTCCTATTGAACCTACAGTTATGTTCGCCGTTGCATTGATAGTTGAAACGTTCAATGCTGTAGCATATACGTTAGTTGCTACAACGTTACCTGTAGTTTGCACGGAATCTTTGTTGATATAGCTGTATACAGTCGCATTACCTGTATACATTATAGTACTATTAACTATAGAATTTCCGACTGTAATCGTATTGGCAACTGTTAGATTTTGCGCGACAGCAACATTTCCTGCCATGTTTGCGTTTATACCAACCAAATTCCATCTGAGGGTAGTATTACCTAAATTCTTTGCATCCGTATCAGGAATAATATCGCCTTGGGCTTGGAAAGTGCCTGAGGTTACGAGATTTCCTGTGACGTTAAAGTTGCCGTTAACAGTTATTGACGAATTAACATACAAATTACCTGATATATTAGCGCCGCCAGTAATAGTTACATTGTTCGACACTTGAACAACACCCGTGAATGTCGCCCCTGATAATAGTGCATAGTTTGTTAGATTGCCTGATAGTTGTGCGTTTGAAACGACGTTTGCAGCTGAGACAGACCCCACGAATGATGTGTTGTTCGCACTGCCGCTAAATGTCGTGGATGTTATCGTTCCGTTAACACTGTTATTGCCTATTGAGATGCTTGTATTTTGTATCGAAACGCCATTAGTTGATCCTATTGAACCTACAGTTATGTTCGCCGTTGCGTTGACATGACCTGTATTGACGTATGTAGAATATACGTTGACAACTGTGGCGTTTCCAGATAATCTCAAGGTTCCTGCGACCGATAATTTGTCGGTTGGTGTGGTATTGCCGATACCTATATTTCCGTTTGCCCCAACTAACAATGCTGTTGTCGATGAGTTAGCACCTATAGCGGCAGCTGTAGAATTTATTACAGTATTTACTGTAGTGTTTCCGAGGGCTATTCTACTTGACTCAATTGTTACGTTAGAACCTAAAGATATTGCAGTGCTATTTAACGTAAAATCTGCAGTTTTAATTTCAGAAGGACTGACATTAACTGATGCGGTTGCGTTTAATATTCTTATCTGTGTTGCAGTAACAAGTGAATTTACAGTAGCATTACCCACGAATAACGCAGTCGCATTAGCGATCACGTTAGCACCAACTGCGACTACAGTGGCGTTAACAGTTGAAATACCTACACGCAGGTCAACAGGCGACAAGTTTGCAGTGCTTGTTGAATTTGACACTTGTAGCAAAGTAGCAGTGTGTGAAGCGTTGACAGTAGCATTACCCACAAATAACGTAGTCGCATTGGCGATTACATTAGCACCCACAGAAACTTGAGCGGATGTGACAACTGAGTTAACAGTTGTGTTACCGATAAACAACGCAGTTGCATTGGCGATTACGTTAGCACCTACTGCGACTACAGTAGAGTTTACAGTTGATGTTCCTATACGAAGGTCAACAGGTGATAAGTTTGCTATACCTGAGGCATTAGATACTTGCAGTAACGTAGCAGTGTGTGTAGCGTTGACTGTAGTATTACCCACGAATAACGTAGTCGCATTGGCGATTACATTAGCACCCACCGCGACTATAGTTGCGTTAACAGTTGATATTCCCACACGAAGGTCAACAGGTGACAAGTTTGCTATACCGGAAGCATTCGATACTTGTAGCAATGTTGCTGTATGTGAAGCATTAACCGTGCTATTACCCACGAATAACGTAGTAGCGTTCGCAATGACGTTGGCACCTACTGCAACTTGTGTAGAAGTAATAATTGAATTGACAGTGCTATTACCCACAGACAATGCTGTCGCATTAGCAACCACATTAGCGCCAACAGAAACTTGTGTCGCAGTAACAACTGAGTTAACAGTACTATTGCCAACAAACAACGCAGTTGCATTGGCGATTACGTTAGCACCTACTGCAACAACTGTGGCGTTGACAGTTGAAATACCTGCAATTACGCTAATAGGACTTACGTTGACAGATGCTGTCGAGTTTGCAACGCGAATTTGCGTGCTAACCACAGATGAATTTACAGTGCTATTACCCACGAGAATTGCTGTTGTGTTTGCAACAACGTTTGCGCCAACAGCAATTGCTGTAGTGTTCACAGTTGAAATACCGGCTACAATGTCAACAGGACTTACGTTAACGGATGCGGTGGAATTAGCAACTCTAATTTGTGTGCTGATAACTGAAGCGTTGACGGTGCTATTTCCGACAAACACAGTAGTCGCATTAGCAACAACGTTAGCACCCACAGAAACTTGTGCAGATGTAATGACTGAGTTAACAGTTGTGTTTCCTACAAAAAACGCTGTAGCATTTGCAACTACGTTTGCGCCGACAGAAATCGTAGTACTATTTACTGTAGAAATACCTACACGCAGGTCAACAGGCGACAAGTTTGCAGTGCTTGTTGAATTTGATACTTGTAGCAATGTTGCTGTATGTGAAGCATTAACCGTGCTATTACCCACGAATAACGTAGTCGCATTAGCGATCACGTTTGCACCAACTGCAACTGCTGTAGTGTTGACGGTTGAAATGCCCGCAGTAACGCTAATAGGAGATACGTTAACGGATGCGGTGGAATTAGCAACTCTAACTTGTGTGCTGATAACTGAAGCGTTGACGGTGCTGTTTCCGACAAGAATTGCTGTTGTGTTCGCAACAACGTTTGCACCCACAGCTATTGCTGTAGTGTTCACGATTGAAACACCTGTGGTCAATCCGATTGGAGTGATTAATGCGCTGGATGTTGCGTTTGATACTGTGACGTTTCCTGCAACATTGGCAGAACCCACAACTGAAAGCGCAGCGTCTGGAGAAGCGGTATTGATACCTATTCGATTAGAGTCTCCATTTGCAACTAGCAAATTGGTGTTGACAACTAAACCATTCTTGACGACAAAATCTTTATCTGCCATTACGGTTCCCTTTCCCCTTCTGTGGCTATTTTATTTTTATTTATAATATCATACCAACTCAGGGGGCCATCCGTCAAAAGTTTCTACATGCAAATCAACAGGTGCTGATGGCCAGGTAAACTGACCTACAATAGGCCATCCTTCTTGGTTCGGCATGTCTCGTAATGCTTTTCTGTAATCACGCCACGTTTGTTTTTGTTCATCGTTATATGTTTCCCATCTATCAACTAAAACATACTTATCTGATGTTTCGAGATACACGTTTCTTCTGTGACGAATTTCTTCCTCAGTAGGTTGATAAGTCATTCAAATCTCCATTAAACAGCATTTGTGTAGTAATATTCGTGAATCCATACGACGCCGTTAGCTCCATTACCGCCAGGTTTTACGACAGGTGCCGTGGTATTATTTGACGATGCAGATCCCGACCCACCGCCGCCATAAAGGTCTCCGGTTACGCCGTTTGCAGGACTTCTGACAGATCCACCACCGGTTCCAAAACCCATTCCTGCAGATCCCCCTGCGCCACTAACTGCCAATGCCAATGCAACGCCGTTACCCCATCCTTGACTTCCTGCGCCACCAGTGACGTTCAAATCGCCTCCTGATGCACCGCCAGAAGTTCCAACAGTCGCACCGGTCGCGCCGCCTCCGCCCCGACCCAATACAAGTCCGTTTGTTGAGTTTGCAAAACTACTGTTAGTTCCTGTGCCGCCCGCACCTACCCAGGATGCGCCGCCCGCGCCGCCAATACCGACAACTATGTTAGATGTTGCACCCACTTGAGCATTTTGCAAAACCGCTACGGCAACGCCGCCTCCGCCGCCGCCTGCAGCACCCTGTGAGTTAGCAGCAGTTGCAAGGCCGTTAGATCCACCCCCGCCACCGCCACCACCTACGCAATACACCACTAATGACACCAAATTTGCATCTTTTGTGAATGTTGCGTTTGCAACGTAAACAGTTTCTTTGAGAGCAATCTTTGTAGTGTTTCCGAAAAATACTCCGCCGATAGAATTAGAGATCAATACCTGACCTGCAGTTCCTAATGCGTTATTCGGTCGCATTAACATACCACTATTTGCTTGAATAGTGATAACGTCAACAGTTGAGTTCGAACCGATGACAACGCCGCCGCCGGAATTCAACACAATATCACCTGCACTTGTGTTGCCAGTACTAATTGTTAGTGACGTTGTTCCGTTACCTGTTGTAAGGTTTGTTACTGAAATTGTGCTCATTATACTATACTCACTCTTGCACCTGTTTGAATTGTTAGTGTGACACCTGATGCGACTGCAATAGGACCTGTTGCTTGTCCATTTTCACCCGCAGCAAATGTTGTGTTTGTATTTAACGTGTTTGCATTTACACGGAAAATATTTTGACCCTGGGAAGCCAATGTGCCTAATGTTGTAGAACCGCCTTTGTAATACCCGCCGCCAACCGCAGTCGCCCAATGAGCGTTTCCAGTTGCACCTGAAGTCAACACCTGACCCGCAGTTCCGAATGAACCGTTGGCAGACAATGATTTTGTGAGGACAGCGTTTGCGTTAAATGTTACAATGCCGTCAAAATTATCTGCGGCGTCTGTTCTCGCATAATTGGCAGCAGCAACCCCACCTAGATGTGTTGCATTAGAAACAGTGCTGTTCGCAACTAACAATGTCCCCGCATAATAAGAAACGGCATTAACAACTGTAGAGTTTGCAGTAAATGCAGTCCCCACCGTAAACAATGCGGAGTTAACACTAGTGGTTACATTAGCAAATCCAGTGATCG